AGACTATTGTAGACGAGGCGACACTAGAAAAAGTTAAGCATATACCAGAGGCTAAACTTATTGCTGAGTTTTTATTATTACAAAAGCGCATAGCACAAGTTCAATCTTGGTTAGATTCTGTAAAAGAAGGAGGAAGAATACACGGTAATGTTATTTCTAACGGAGCTATTACAGGACGTATGACGCATTATAATCCCAACACTGGACAAATTCCGAGTACAAGAAAGCCCTATGGGAAAACTTGTAGAGAATGTTGGACTGTTGATAAAGGAAATGTTTTACTTGGAATAGATGCCTCTGGTTTAGAAATAAGAATGTTAGCACACTATATGAAAGACAAGGAGTATACACATGAAATCATTAACGGAGACATACACACCTCTAATCAAAAACTTGCTAGACTTAAATCAAGAGATCAGGCGAAAACATTCATTTATGCACTCATGTACGGAGCAGGAGATGCAAAGCTTGGAAGCGTGGTTGGAGGAACTAAAACAGATGGCAAAAGATCTAGACAATATTTCTTTGATAATCAACCATCATTCAAATCTCTTAGAGATAGAGTTGCGAGAGCGTCAACAAAGGGATACTTAAAAGGGCTAGACGGTAGGAAAATATTTATCCGAAACCAACACGCTTCATTGAATACTTTACTACAAGGAGCAGGAGCTGTGGTAATGAAGAAAGCATTAATAATATTTGACAAGCATCTTAGAGAAGCAAACCTAGAGTATAAGTTTGTTGCTAACATTCACGATGAATGGCAGATGGAAGTACCTAAAGATAAAGCAGAATTAATTGGTGCTATAGGTGTTCGATCTATAATAGAAGCAGGAGAATCTTTTAACATGCACTGTCCTTTGGATGGTGAGTACAACATAGGAGCTAACTGGAGTGAAACACACTAAACATTGTACTAAATGTAATAAAAATAAACCTTTATCAGAATATCAAAAATATATAAAAAATGGAATAAACATAGGACAGTCTTATTGCAGGGATTGTAGGTCAACTTATAAAGCTCGTATCGAAAGCTACAAAAGAACTAATCCTAAAAACAACCCAAATAGAATGTTTGTTAATGGTAAATATATACCTAAGACACATCCTTTATATAAACCAGGAAACTATAAAACTTTTGAAGGTGCAGCTTTTGCATCTTTAGAAGGTTATGAAAAATCTACGGAAGGTTATGTATACATTATATGTAATCCTTGTTGGAGTAATTGGGTTAAGGTTGGTATGGCGGTTGACGCAGAAGATAGGTGTAATCAATATCAAACATCTAGTCCACATAGAGATTATAAACTGTGCTATAATAAATACTTTAAAGATAGAAGAAGCGCAGAAAAAAAAGTACATGAAAAATTAAAAAAAATTTCAACAAAATATAAAGGAGAATGGTTTAAAATTTCTGTAAAAGAAGCTAAAGAAATCGTAAATAAAATATGAAAACATTAGACACATTAGTATCAGACATATACAAAAAGATAGGTGTATTGTCTAAAGGAAAACAAATTAAAATAACTAATAAAGAGTTAGACGAGTTTGGTGACGATATGAAAGATGCTCTAAAGCATTGGGCTTCTCCACCTAAAAGAGATAACTCTTTAACTAAAGGACTTCGTATGTCTAACATAGGAAAGCCTGACAGACAATTGTGGTATGACTTAAACTCACCCAAAAGAAAAGAAACAGAACTAGAACCAAGTGTATACATTAAGTTTTTATATGGCCACCTATTAGAAGTATTGATGTTGTTCTTCGTAAGACTTTCAGGACACACAGTTACTTCTGAACAGAAGGAAGTTAAAGTATCTGGCATATCAGGACACATGGATTGTGTTATTGATGGCGAAGTTGTCGATGTTAAAACAGCTTCTGGATATTCCTTTAAGAAATTTAAAGATGGATCTTTGGCAGAAGACGATAGCTTTGGTTATCTTGCACAGCTTGCAGGATATGAAGAAGCAGAACAAACTTCTAATGGTGGCTTCTTGGTTTTAAATAAAGAAACAGGACAGATTACTTTGTTTAGACCAGAAGAACTAGACAAGCCTAACATTAAAGAAAGAATTAAAACTATCAAGCAAGTAGTTAAAAGGAAAAAACCTCCTGAGTTTTGTTTTGATCCTGTACCAGAAGGTAAAGCAGGTAATCTTAAACTTGCTAGAAAATGTTTCTACTGTCCTCATAAGTTTGAATGTCATAAAGGTGCTAACGATGGTAAAGGACTTAGAGCTTTTCAATATTCAAAAGGAATTACTTACTTGACTCATGTTGTAAAAGAGCCAAAGGTAGAGGAGATATTAACATGAGTGGAAAAAGATCTAAACAAATACGCAAACAAGCTAAACAAATGTTTATAGATTGGTTACGAACTATGACTCCAGAAGGAGAAGAACCTACTAAGATAAATAAAAAGAACATGCATTTGTTTTTACCAGAGCAAACACATTTCTATTCAAACAGACAGCTTAGATTAAGCGCATATACTTTAAAGTGGTTTGAAAAGAAATTGAAGCGCAACCCTAACTTTACATTGGAAGATTTAGATGCCTAGAAGAAAACCAAGAAAAGCTAGACCAAGAGAAAAAGGAGTACCTAAAGGATATGATAGTATGTGGGAACACAAGCTACATCAAGGTGTATTAAAAGATTGGGAACACCACGCTAATCATATTGAATATATTATTAAGAGAAAGTATGAGCCTGATTTTGTCAAAGGTAATATTATCTTAGAAGCAAAAGGAAGGTTTTGGGATCACGCAGAATACAGTAAATATGTATGGATTCGTGAGTCACTACCTGATACAATGGAGCTTGTGTTTCTATTTCAGAAACCATATTCTCCAATGCCAGGAGCTACTAAAAGAAAAGACGGAACTAAAAGAACTCATGCTGAATGGGCGGAAGCAAATAATTTTAAATGGTACACAGAAGAAACTTTACCAGAGGAGTTAAAATAATGGTTGATTATAAATTCAACGAAGAAAATACAATAGAACAAATAAAAAGATATGTAGATAGCACATACGAAAAACACTACGCTAATGAAAAGTATCAAGCAACTGATATGATTATAGATGCAGGACACGGTGTTGGTTTTTGCATGGGTAACATTATGAAGTATGCTATGCGCTATGGTAAGAAACCTGATCCTGTTACTGGAGAGTATAAGAATCAAGGTGACTTATTAAAGATTATACACTACGCTATTATAGCTATACACTTATGGGTAGAAGATAAAACCAGTAGTGACATTCCAAAAAATGAAGATGGAACAAGAAAAGGATGGTACAAATGATAGGAAAATTACTATACATGATTCCGTTTTTCGGAATGTTTACAGGAAGTTATTATGTTTATACTATGGATATGGCTGCAGCATATGTAATGGCTTGGTTAGCCTTAGTACAAGGTGTAATTTGTTTCGCATATTTAATAGTACAAATGTCTGTCGCAGGAATTGAAGGAACACTAGAAGTAGAAGTACAACTGTGGGATGCTCTTATGCCAGTTATCTTTCTAATGTTGTCTGCTATTTCTTACTTGTTATTTATAAATGAAACACTAAGGGGAATATTATAATGGAAGACACGAATATCAAACTACCGACTAACTATCAACAGTTTATACATCTAAGCAGATACGCTAGATGGAACGAAGAGAATCAACGCAGAGAAACATGGAACGAAACTGTATCTCGATACTTTGATTTCTTTGAGAAACATTTAAAAGAAAATAATAACCTAAGTAAACCGCAGTTCGATGAAACTAGAAAGTACTTAGAGAAAGCTGTACTGTACTTAAACATTATGCCAAGTATGAGAGCATTAATGTCTGCAGGATTAGCTTTAGAAAAAGATAATGTAGCAGGTTTTAACTGTAGCTATGTTGCTGTAGATAATGTTCGTGCATTTGATGAGACACTTTACATACTTATGTGTGGTACTGGTGTTGGCTTTAGTGTAGAGCGTCAATATATAAACGAGCTACCAGATCTCCCAGAAGATTTGTTTCCTACAGATACTGTTATTAAAGTATCTGATTCTAAAATAGGATGGGCAAAAGCCTACAAAGAATTGCTATCTTTACTATACTCAGGGCAAGTTCCCACATGGGATGTCTCTAACATAAGACCTTATGGTGCTAGATTAAAAACATTTGGAGGAAGAGCAAGTGGCCCTGCTCCTCTTGAAGAGTTATTTGATTTTACTATCAACATATTTCGTGATGCTATTACAAAAGGACAGCGTAAGCTTGTATCTATAGACTGCCATGATTTGATGTGTAAGGTCGCAGAAGTGGTAGTCGTAGGTGGAGTACGAAGAAGTGCTTTAATCTCTCTCAGCAACCTCTCAGACAACCGTATGCGCAACGCTAAGTCAGGTGCTTGGTGGGAAGACAATCAGCAGAGAGCTTTGTCTAATAACTCTGTAGCCTATACAGATGTAGCAGAACCAGGTGCATTTATGAGAGAGTGGTTATCTCTTTATGAATCTAAAAGTGGAGAGCGTGGTATCTTCAACAGACAAGCTGCAGAAAAACAAGCATCTAAAAACGGTAGAAGAGAAGATTACAAAGACTTTGGGTGTAATCCTTGTAGTGAAATTATTCTACGCAACAAACAGTTCTGTAATTTAACTGAGGTTGTTGTAAGACCTGATGACACAGAAGATACTTTAATTTCAAAAGTAGAAGCTGCTACAATTCTTGGTACATTCCAAGCAACACTAACAAACTTTAGATACTTAACTAGCAAATGGAAACACAATACAGAAGAAGAGTCTTTACTTGGTGTATCTCTAACAGGCATCATGGATAATAAAGATATGATAAACGGTAAGATAGATTTGGATAGATTGAAAAAAGTATCTATTGATATGAATAAAGTATGGGCTAAGAAGCTAGGCATACCCCAATCCGCAGCAATAACCTGTGTGAAGCCTAGTGGAACAGTTAGCCAACTGGTCGATAGTGCCTCTGGTATTCACACTAGACATAGCCCATACTACCTTCGTACAGTAAGAGCAGATAAAAAAGATCCTTTAGCTAAACTTATGGTAGATGCAGGAGTGTATCACGAAGATGATCTTACTAAACCAGAACATACTTTGGTATTTTATTTTCCAATGAAGAGTCCTAAAAGTGCGTTGACTAGAAAAGACTTGACAGCAGTAGAACACTTAAAGATCTGGAAAGACTATCAAGACCAATGGTGTGAACATAAACCTTCTGTGACTATCTCAGTAAAAGAAAATGAATGGTTAGAAGTAGGTGCTTGGGTATATAAAAACTTTGATGATATATCTGGTATCTCTTTCTTACCATACTCAGATCATTCATACAAACAAGCTCCTTATCAGGAGATAACTTATAATGAATATAGGAAATGGCTAAAGAAAACAACGGATGTTGTTGATTGGTCAAAGATTACTGAGTATGAAACTGAAGATAATACAGAGAACACAAAGGAACTAGCCTGTAGTGCAGGAACATGTGAGATAATTTAATGAAGAAAACAAACAAGGAAGTTAAAAAGGAAACAGAAGCAAATTTAATAAGCTTCAAAGTTCTTCTCAACAGGAAGAATCAAATTGTTACGGAGCTATCTCAGCTTCCAGAAAAGCATATAGAAAATCTTTTTCATTCAGACGAAGCTTGGGTAGTCCGTAATGTAATTAAAAGAAGTAAAGAAAAACTATCTACTTTGCATGATTATCTGCAAAGAGAATTACGATCAACTCAAGATAAACAATAAGACTAGCCTGTTACAGTCCGTACTAAGAAGTGCGACAACTGAATTAGACGCAGTACATAATAAAATTGAATCGGACTTAAATGCTCGTATAACATAATTAACTTCCTTGTTTTATTGTAATATTAGAACTGCTACCACCATTCGTAGTGATCTGATTTACTTTCCCTTCCTGTTCAATCCGAATATTATACGAACCTGCTTTATCTACTTTCATTTCTAAAGTATCTTCAATAGCTCTAAGAAACTTTAAATGCGTATCTGTTACAAAGGTACTTATCTGTGTGTTGCTATCGTATCCTACTGCTGTACCTTTTACTCCATCAGCAGATAGAGACTTCTCAGCTTTTTCTAGTTCATCTACATCTTGAATAATATCTAATAGGTCTTCAAGAAAGTTACCTGCCAGATAGTCTATATCAAGTTCTGTGTATTCTAATTCGTTTTCTTTTAGTTCGTCTGTATCAAGCTCATTAAAGTCTAACAAGTCTACATCAAGTATGTTATCTGCTACTGTAGTTCCTTCTTCTGATTCCTGGTCTTCTCTTTGAGGAGGATTAACAATCAACATATTGTCTATCATATCGACAGTAAGATCAAGAATAACAGCAGGAGTAGGAGCTGTTTCAAAGTTATAGACTGTAGTAGCTTCATAGGGCTTGTTGAGTATCACTTGTCCTAAAGCTGTGTCTACAACTATCTCTCCACTAGCATTACCAAACTCATCAGGTAAAAGTATTACCAGAGCTTCACCAGTTTCTTTTACTGTGATTGTAAAGTCTGTACCTCTTATTCCAATCGAAGCCGAATGGGTACGAATCTTAATATTATCTTTTGGTATCCGTGGTTTCTTACTGGATATAAAACGGCCTGTGCCTTTATTT